CAGGGAGTGCCAAAGTATTACAGTATATTCGATGACACGAGGTTTATTATCGGGCCAACACCAGATGCTAACTATGCGGTTGAGCTGCACTATATGTATGAGCCTGAATCAATCACCACCGCCGCAAGCGGCACAAGCTGGCTTGGTTCTAATGCAGAAAACGCCTTGCTGTATAGCTGCTTGGTTGAAGGCTACACCTTCCTGAAAGGAGACGGGCCTCAGATGGAGTTCTATCTTTCCAAGTATGAGGATGCTGTTTTGCGATTGAAGTCGCTTGGCGAAGGGTACGACACCACGGATAGCTACAGGTCTGGTGCAGTAAGGAGCTTGAGAGTCTGATGTTTACTGTAGATATACAGTCAAGCGTAGGTCAGGTAGGAGTAGAGACTACGAGTAATCGCGGTTTCACTCCAGAAGAAGTAGCCGCAGATTGCGCTAACAGGATTATTTCAATATCAGCAACGGCTGATCCGGTTTTGCGACAGCAAGCAGAGGCGTTTAAGTCGGGCATAGAAAAGATTGTTTTGCACTACATGAAGCAGGCAGCAAGAAGCGAAAGAACCAACATATATAACGTACTACTCAACGCCGGAGAAAGTTCTTTGGCTGAACATATAAGGAGGCTTTAATGGCTTTTTCAGGCAATTTCATGTGTACCAGCTTCAAGAAAGAATTGATGACTGCTACGCATAATTTCACCAACAGTACAGGCAATACGTTCAAACTAGCGTTGTATGATAACAATGCCAGCTTTAACGCCTCTACTACGGCGTACACAACTTCTAATGAGATATCTGGTACTGGCTATAGTGCGGGGGGTGGCACGTTGACTAACGTCACACCTACTACTGGTGGCACTACAGCTTTTACTGATTTTGCTGATCTCACGTTCAGCACAGCTACAATAACCGCAAGGGGCGCGTTGATTTACAACGACACCGCTTCTGGTGACCCCAGCGTGGTGGTATTGGACTTTGGTGGAGACAAGACCTCTACTGCTGGTGACTTCAAGATTGTTATGCCAACTGCTGATCAAAACAATGCGTTGATTAGGATCGCCTAATGTCCGGTGTGGGTTGGGGCCGTGCTGCTTGGGGTGATGGTAGCTGGGGCGAAGATACAACCCAAATCGTAGTAATAGGTGGTTGGGGCCGTGGAGCGTGGGGTGATGGCGCTTGGGGCCGATCATTAGGCTTAGAGGCCACTGGTCAGGTAGGAACGGTTGCGGCAGGTATCGTTGCTGGAGCCACAGTCAATCTGACAGGTCTTGAAGCCACAGGCGTTGCTGGGTCAGCGCAGGTTCTGGCTCCGGGTCAAGTAGCGGTAAGCAGTGTTGTAGCCACAGCCTCTGTCGGCAGTGTTGTTGTTCATCACAACGCGCAGGTAACAGCAACAGGCGTAACCGCAACAGGCGGTGTTGGCACTGCTGGGGTACAGCAAACCACTGGTGTCTTTCCTACAGGCGTAGCAGCGACATCCGCAATCGGTTCTGGTTTCAGCGTTGTTGCTCCTGCTAACATCTCACCAACAGGGTTGCAGGCAACTTCTACGCTTGGCACGGTTGGCGTTGAGTTAGTCCTAGAAATCAATCTTACAGGCGTAAGTTCTACGTCTTCTGTTGGGTCAGTAGCCCCTGCTGCCGGAAGTTCGATAAGGGTAAATGGCATACAGGTCACTGGTCAGGTGGGCAGAGTGCTTATCTGGCAGGATGTTGATCCATCACAGAATCCAAACTGGATTAATTTACTTCCATCACAAACTCCAAACTGGGTGGATATACCCTAAGTTGAGGTAAACAAATGGCAACATACAACAATGATCTCAGGCTAAAAGAAATAGCTACAGGAGATGAAAGCGGTACTTGGGGTACTTCTACCAACACAAATCTTTCGTTAGTGGCTGATGGTTTTAGCCAAGGCACGAAACAGATGTCTTCGGATGCTGATGAAACCTTCACTATGCCTGATGGCTCTGCTGACGGCTCTCGTTCTCTGTATCTGAAGATAACTTCTGCAACCTCCCTCAGCACCACGAGAACCATAACACTTGGGCCGAATACGGTATCCAAGGTCTGGATGATTGAGAATGCAACCTCTGGCAGTCAGAGCATTATTATTAAGCAGGGTTCTGGAGCTACGGTAACCATACCTACCGGAACCAAGAAGTATGTGTACTCAGATGGAGCTGGTGCGGGTGCTGCGGTTTTTGACGCAAACTTCACCGAAGCTGGAGGCGGAACAGTCACTTCTGTTCAGGTGTCTGGAGGAAGCACAGGTCTGACAGCCTCTGGTGGTCCTATTACCTCGTCTGGAACAATCACCCTAGCGGGTACGTTAGGCACAGGAAATGGCGGTACAGGCTCCACAGCTACCGCATATTGCAACCTAGCAAGCAATGTCACAGGAACCCTGCCTACCGCTAACGGAGGCACGGGAAGCTCTGCTACTCAGTATTGTAATCTAACTACGAACGTCACCGGAGTATTGCCGTTTGCCAATGGCGGCTCTGGCGCGATAGTCCCTCTCCTGAAGGGCGTCAACTATACAGCGAGTAACAGGGATTACGTTGTGGTAACAGCCGCAAGCGTTACCATCACCCTACCCGCTGGCCCTTCTGCTGGAGATGTCGTTGTTATCAAGGACGGCACAGGTGCTGCTGAGACAAGTAGTTTTACGGTAGGCAGGAACAGCTCTAACATAGCTTCAAGCGCAAGTGACCTGACTTTTGACAAGAACTTTGCTGAGATCGTGATGACATACATCAACGGCACTATAGGCTGGAGCGTGTAATGAGTAACCTTTCTGATCTGCTGCCCAGCGGTGGTGGGCAGAACATTGTTGATTTCACGGCCAGTGGGACTATAGCTTCTGGCAAGCCTGTTATCTTGAATGATAATGGTACGGTGACGCAGGTTGGGACTGTTCCAGAGGCATTGGGTTCTCAAACACCATTCTCTAGTACAACGACTACTCGCATTGCAAGCTGTTATGACCCTGACACGGGTAAGACAATAATCGCTTACAGAGGGGCCAGTGATTATGGATACATTGTGGTTGCTACCCCTGCTTCAGATAACAGCATAACTTTTGGTACACCTGTTGAATTTAGGGATGGGACGGTCAATGAGGTAGCTTTAAGCTATGACACAGGACAAGATAAAGTTTTACTTTGTTATGTGGATGGGTCAGATGGAAACAGCTTAAAAGCAATTACAGTAACGGTCAGCGGAACAACCATTTCTCTCAGCACTAATTTAATAGTGGAAGGAAATTCAAGTAGTTTTATTGCAGTTGCATACTCTCCTGACTCTGCGAATCATATGGTGATTTACTCTGATGGCGGCAACAGCAGCAGAGGTGCTGCCAGAGTTATAACCATATCTGGTGCAGGTGCGCCATCAAGAACAAATCCTGAAGTTCTTTACAACGGCAGCAGCAATCAAGTGCAAAGCCAAGATGTAGTTTACGATACGACTCAAGACAAATTTATTGTGTTTTATCGTGACGCTGGAAACTCGTATTACGGAGAGTGCGTTGTTGGGTCTATAAGTGGGACAACAATTACGTTTGGAACTCCAGTAGCCTTAAATTCAGACAACACTAACGATATTGCACTAGCGTTTGATTCAACGAATGAAAAAACCGTTGTTCTCTACAAGGCAGGCCAAGACCCACGGTCTAGGGTTATAAGCGTATCAGGCACTACCCCTAGTGCTGGAAGTGAAACAGTGATCGTATCTTTAAGCAGTAGTGGACAGTACGACTTAGTTTATGAATCTCAGGCTGGAAAGTTAATCGCTATTTTCGATAACGAGGATGATTCAGAGGGTGAATATGCAGTTGGCACTGTGAGCGGAACAGGCATTACCTATCTCACTCCTGTGACATTTAATTCAGATGGTAGAGCTAAATATAACGGAGCGTCTTTTAACGCTAGTGTTAATAAAGTAGTTTTAGCGTTTGAGGATATAGGAAACTCAAGCTACGGCACTGCACAGGTTTTGCAGGTTTCAGGGCCTAACCTCACTGCGACAAACTTCATCGGCCTAGCAGCCGGAGCAATATCAGATACCGCAACAGGCAAGATCAACGTCAAGGGCAGCATAAACAGCAAGCAGTCCTCGCTGACGATAGGCTCTGACTATTACGTTCAGACTGACGGCACGGTCACTACGTCAAGCACAAGCCCTGCACAGAAGATAGGACAGGCTGTCACTGCTACCACAATCAACATGATGGATTTGACATGACCAATCTCAGCGATCTTTTACCAGCAGGTGCGGCAAGTAAGCAGCTAAATTTCGTTGCTACAGGTGCTATCAGCAACGGTCAGGCTGTCGGGTTAAAGTCTGACGGTACAGTCGCTGCCATATCTCCTCTTATTGGCTCTACAACTACGTTTGCTTCGGCACCGCAATCGTCAGTTATTAACAGTGCGATATTTGATCCCGACACAAATAAAATAGTCATAGTGTACAGAGATGCCGCAGATTCTCCCATAGGGGGGAAGTGTGTGATTGGAACTGTATCAGGCATGTCAATTAGCTTTGGCACACCTGTAGAATTTGAATCTGCACGGATAAATTCCTTTCACACTTGTGCTTATGACTCATCCGCAGACAAAGTGGTTGTGGCCTATCAGTTAAATTCAAACAACCACCTTGTGATAATAATAGGGACGGTATCTGGAACAAGCATCAGCTTTGGTTCTAAATTTGAATCATCTCGTGGCGCTACGCATCTTGATTCTGTTTATGATGCTACTGCTGGCAAAGTCATAGTCTCTTATGTAGACAGTCTCAACTCAAGCTACCCAGTTTTGTCTTTAGTTACTATCTCAGGCACCACACCCAGCGTATCTGGAACCACCGTTGCGGTTAGCGCGGCAGCAAGTCAAACCTCAATTACTTATGACACCACTGCTGGTAAAACGGCCTTATGTATCAATGGCACGGATAACTCTCTCAAGGCTCACGCTGTCACATCTACCAGTAGTAGCATTTCGGTTGGCTCTGCTACGACTCTTGAAGCAGCAGCGCAGAAACCTTCGAGCGTCTACATCCCAGACATTAACCGTCATGTTGTCGTATTTTCGGACAGTTCTAATAGATACGGTGAGTATGTAATCTTTGAGGTCAGCGGTACTAGCATTGCTAACAACACCTCTACTGCCACTTTTAAATCCGCAGACATAGGTAATGTCCCACCGACCATTGCTTACGACACTAACGCCGATAAAGTATTCATCGTTTACAGAAAGGACTCTACAGACAAAATTGCCGTGGCAAAAACAGGTACGGCAAGCACTTCAGCTTTGACTTTAGGAAATGAAATTACGCTTAATAGTGCCGCTAACTCAAATAATATTTCTGGAATACAAGCCACATTTGATTCAAATGCAAACAAGATTGTGTGTGTTCAAGGGGCAGATAACTCAGCAAATAACGATGGAAACGCTTTTGTGTTTGACATCAGCGGAGGGCCAGCGAGCACCGATTTTCTTGGCATAGCAGACGCAGCCATATCCAACGCAGCAAGCGGCAAGATAACGATGAAGGGCGGTGTGGCGACTAACAGTCAGTTGTTACCGCAAACCTACAGCGCATCTCTTGGCTCTGAGGCAATGTTTTTAAATAATAGGCGAATTGAGTACACCGCTGTTACCTATGATACGACAAACGATAAAGTGATCGTAGCGTATGCTGATCCCGATAGTGGTAGTGGGGTGGGGATGGCGGCGGTTGGGACGGTAAGTGGCACTTCAATATCTTGGGGAACGCCAGTTCAATTCTCATCTAGCAGACCATACTACATAGGTGCAGCGTTTGAAGCTACTGAAGGAAAAGTTGTTTTAGCCTATAGAGATAGTGGTAATTCTAATTATGGTTATAGCGTAGTCGGGACTGTAAGCGGAACGTCTATATCTTTTGGGACACCTGTGGAGTGGATGGGTGCTGCTACTGTTGATATGGCAGTGGTTGCCATAGGTAGCAGTAAAGTCGTTGTTTTAGGTAACAACAACTCAGAACTTTATGGAAAAGTTGGCACGGTGAGTGGTACTTCAATTTCTTTTGGTTCTGCGGCTGCGGGTTTCGGAGATGGTCTTCTTACTTCTGCTGTCTATGACTCTAACGCTGGTAAGGTGGTAGTTGCTTATCGAGATCAAGGCAATAGTAATTACGGCACTGCATGCGTCCTTACTATATCTGGAACAAGTATAAGTCTAGGAACAGAAGTTGTTTTCAATTCCGGTAATACTCAAGACACTTTAGCCACAGCGTTTGATCCAGATCGAAATGAGGTAGGCATATTTTACCAGTCTACTGAGGTAAATGATGCAGGATACTCGAATGTAGGGACAGTCAGCGGAACGAGCATCTCATTTTCTGGTGGCTCTCCCTTTACTGCAACTTCTGGTGTTGAGGTTCAAAACATAAGCGCGACATACGCAACAAACTCAAATCAATATATTGTGGTCTTTGAGGATAGGACGGACAGCGGTAAAGGTAAATATGTTATAGGGACTTCTACTGGTACGATAAGTTTCACCACGGCAGCTAACTTTGATTCTGGCAATACCGATTTCATATCTTCTGTATATGACCCTGACCAAAACACCACAGTAATTACTTACAAAGACGAAGGTAATAGTGGTTACGGAACTGCTATAGGTTTGCAGATGGTAGGCGCATATCCAAACCTCGTGCCTAACACAACCTACTACGTCCAAGATGACGGCACAATCAGCACCACATCTTCTTCAGTGACCGCTGGCAAAGCGTTGTCCACTAACAGCATCAATCTGGATTATAGCTCATGAGCAATCTAAGCGATTTACTGCCAGCAGGTGGCGGCGCAAAAGTCATAACGGCTACGGCTGACGGTAATCTAGCCACGGGTCAAACTGTGGCATTGCAAAGTGACGGAACGGTTATAGCTATATCTTCTACAGCGGCAGGTGTTGGTTCTGAGGTTGTGTTTGAAAGTGCAAATACACAAGAAATTGGGATCACTTACGATACCACAAATGATAAGGTAGTTGTTGTTTACAAAGACGCAGGTAATTCAGATTATGGAACTGCCGTAGTCGGCACAGTATCCGGCAAAACCATTTCGTTTGGAACTCCTGTTGTTTATGAAAGCGCAGCAACGGAATATAACTCAGCAGCTTTTGATTCTACAAACGGCAAAGTTGTAGTTGCTTATAAGGATCAAGGTAATTCTAACTACGGCACGGCAGTAGTGGGCACTGTAAGTGGAACATCCATTTCGTTTGGAACCCCTGTCGTGTTTGAAAGCGGTATTTCTAATTACGTTAACGTGGCTTACGACTCAACAAACAGTAAGTCTGTCATCTCGTATGTAACATCAGTCAAAGGTAAGGCTATAGTTGGCACTGTAAGTGGAACATCAATTAGCTTCGGTAGTCCCGGCACTTTTAACAACGCAAACACTGTATACGCCCCCATTACTTTTGACTCTAATGCAGGGAAAATAGTAATAGCATTTAGAGATCAGGGTAATTCAAATTATGGAACGGCGGTTGTCGGTACTGTAAGCGGAACCTCTATATCGTTTGGTTCAGAAACTGTTTTTGAAAGTGCAACATCAGAGTATATGGGTATTGGATTTGATTCGACGAACAACAAAGTCGTAGTAGGTTATTCGGATGACGGCAACTCTTCTTATGCAACAGCAGTCGTAGGAACCGTAAGCGGAACCAGTATCAGCTTTGGAACGCCAGTGGTAGCAGCATCTTCAAATAGCGAATACATAAATGTTGTCCACAATATCGCAGCCAATCACATGTTTTATACTTTTATGAGTATTAGTAACTCTAACTATGGTGCTTATTTAATCGGCACAGTTAGTGGTACTTCAATATCTTTCACGAGTCTAGAGTATTTTGCGAGCGCACATAGTTCATATCAAGCTACTGTTTATGACCCAGACCAAAAAGCGGTTGTAATTGCTTACAGAGATAACGATAACAGCGACTACGGCACAGCCATTGTTTATCAAGACGTAACAAGTAACTCTAATAACTTTGTAGGCATCACCAACCAAGCTATCAACAACTCTGCATCAGGCGAAGTGGTTGTCGAGGGCGGGGTGATTACAAACGCGTCTTTATTACCGCAAACTTTTACTCCGTCAGTCGGTAGTGAGGCAGTATTTCAATCATCCGCGACCTATTACACTGCAAGTGTTTACGATCCAGATAGTGGCAAGACTATTATCGCTTGGAAAGGCACAAGTGATTACGGCTATGCGGTGGTGGCTACCCCTGCTTCTGATAACTCAATTACTTACGGCACACCTGTTGCATTCAACTCTGCCACTACAAACTATATAGATATAACTTACGACACTGGTCAAGATAAGGCTCTCATTACTTTTACTGACGCTAGTGGTAGTAATAAGGTAAGGGCTGTCGTTGGCACTGTGTCCGGCACGAGTATTTCATTTGGTTCTGTATTGGAAGTTGAGACTAACGCAAGCGACTATCCGGCTGTGGCTTACTCTCCAGACAGTGCTAATAGCATGGTTGTTTATAGAGACAACGGTAACAGCAATTATGGCACAGCCAGAGTTCTGACTATATCGGGTACAAGTGTATCAGCGTCTTCCAAAGTTACATTTGAGTCAGCAAACTCTACTCTTATTGATATAGTTTACGACACGGGCAGTGATAAGTTTGTAGTGTCTTACAGTGATGGTGGTAATTCCAATTACGGCACGGCGATTGTAGGTAGTATTAGTGGAACTACGCCCAGCTTTGGAACTGCAACTGTTTTTAGCCAAAATACGCAATATGATATCAATTCTGCTTACGACTCTGCTAATGACAAGACGGTTATGTTTTTCAAAGATAATAACACCCCGACTGCAATAGTAGGCACGGTATCGGGAACCTCTATATCTTTTGGTTCGGAAGTGGTAGTTGCATCTCAATCAAACAGTGATTTTTACGCAATGACCTTTGACAGCACAGCAAACAAAATAATCGTGGCGTATAGAGATGAAGATGCAACCCCAGATGATGGTGTTTACTTTCTTGGCACTGTAAGTGGGACAAGTATTAGCTTTGGAAGTAAGCAAATATTTAATGATGCGTCTACCAAAAGCACCTCTCTGTCATACAATGCTGGTGTTGATAGAACCGTTATCGCATACCGTGATCTGGGCAACTCTAGTTACGGCACAGGTATTGTTTTGAAAATTACAAGTGCAAATCAAACTTTCACAATCGGAAGCACCTACTACGTCCAAGACGATGGCACACTTTCTACAACGTCTTCCAGCGTGACGGCTGGTAAGGCAATCGCTAACACAACACTTCTACTGAAAGGTTAAAACATGAAGACTATTGTAGACAATGCGACAAACACATCCAGATATCTCTTTGCGGATGACAAACCGATCACGATTGGGAGCGAAACAATCACTGTTGGCGATCCTGCTGAGTTTATCATTGGTGATCTCAACAGCGGCAATGCCACTCTTATCGAAGGAGTTAGCGAGCCAGAGGATTGGTATGGGTGCAAGTACACCTGTGCGTCTGACGGCACGTTCACAGCGGTAGAAGGCTGGATAGACCCACGCGAAGAGTCTGAGTAATGGAACTAACTGGTCAGATAGTATTTGATGTAATTATCTTGATCGGTGGGTTCTTGGCAGCGTGGGCATACAACCGTGTTTACACGCTGCTTGATAGGCTTGATTTAGAGATGAAGCAAATCTCTGAGAAGTATGTGGCAAAAGATGATTACCGCGAGGACATTCGTGAGATCAAAGAGATGCTGGGCGCGATCTTCAAGCGATTAGAAAACAAGGCTGATAAATGAAACTTGATCCGGTGCTTCTGAACATGGCTTGCTCGTGGTCTATGAAGGCTTACGAAGATAACGTAAAAGATACGTTGAAAATAGAAAGCAGGCTGACATCCACCACAGTATACATAGCCAAGCGTAAGTCTATTGATGTGATTGCTTTCAGAGGCACAGAGCAGAAGATGGATGTTCTAACTGACATTAACGTCATACCTTTGCCCTATGCAGGCAGGTTGTGCCACGGGGGATTTACTTTGGCGCACAAATCTGTCTGGGGTGAAGTTAAACAGCATATAGACCCCAAGAAACGGACTCTCATAACAGGTCATAGTTTAGGCGGAGCGTTGGCAGAATTGTCAGCCTCGATGCTGAATGGTAAACACGACAACATAAATCTGATTACTTTCGGCAAACCCAACGTCTTCTTCAAAGGCTTTAAGAAGCCAATGAGTCTGGACAACCAGATATCGTGTGTGCAGGGAAGTGACGTAGTGGCCCGAATACCGCGTTTGTGTTACGGGCCGTCCAAGTCTCAGACTATGCTGTACTTCGGCAACAACGGCGTTGACTTTATTAATCCTGACAAGTTAACCAGAAGAGAAGACCGGGGTGACCTCAGAGATCGAATTGCTGACCATAAAATGGCTGGATATAAAGAAAGGCTGAACAAGTATCTTGATGATCAAGAGCGAGAGGAGAAAAAGGTTGTTCCTCTTACAAAAGGCGAAATGCGAGAGTTAAAAAGGATTGAAGATGAGATCGATTTTCCTAGCAGCGATTAGTTTATTTTTGTTTTCTGGATGCACCATATCCGAAGATATGATTGCTAATAAAGACCTGTACTGCTCCGGTGTTTACAAAGGCATTCGAGCTGTGGGTCGTGTGGCTACTGAGGTAACCACTGGCATAGCCGTTCCTGATGTATGCGAAACCATCGACGAGATCGTCGAGGAGGATACTGAGGGAAAGTCATCCGAAATATAGATGCTCTGACGAGAATCTATTTGTTGACTCTGTGATGGATGATTATATCGCCTGAAAACCCGATTGCGAACTACAACGCATCGCAGATAGACACAACCCAAAGCCTCACGGTTACCCTCTCATCTGACACCGTTAAAGAGCTTGATCTGCCAGAAGGACAGACTGTCAAAGGCTCGGTATCTGAAGACGGCAACTCAGTAACAATAACCACCGACAGTGGCGAAGTAAATCTAGTTGGCAGTTTTGCTCAGGTATCTGGCGAAGATGTAAACGTCAGGGTAAGGTCAGCCGAAACTCCTGACAAGTCAGAAGCTAGGCAAGAGACAAAAACGGAGGGGCGAGAGCCTACAAGACAGTCCAAGCTAGACAGAGTTTTTGAAAACACATCGACCAAGATAGACAACAGCGCAGATGTGGAGAAACTTCTTACTGATCTCAAGGCAGCTATAGAGAACGGCGACAGTTCTGTATTTGGAGAGATAGACCTAGAAGACCTGCCTCAGATCGAATACGAGATAAACAGATACGACACTGAAAAGAACTCGTGGGCGTGGGATGCTCCAGAAGCAAGAGATTTAGAAGACGTAAAACTCGGTGAGACCTACGTGGACTTTACTGACGGGGAAATCAACAGTGGCGAAGAAGAATGGATGGGGTTCGAGGCGCTACTTGGTAACACTGAGGAAGATTGGGAGATTAATATCGAAACGGATATTGGCGAGCGTGACCATATCTGGCTCCAAGGACGAGTGGTTGAAAACCGTGGCAGGTTCAACATGTGGTTCGATAATCCCGGCACTGCGGCTTATGCAAGGCAGAATATTGACAAGGTAGCTCAGAAGATAGAGAGCTTCGGTATAATGATTGACCATTTAGGTATCGCTCCATATCCAAGAGACAGGGTAGAAAACCCGCCCAAAAGCACGTTTATGGTGGAAGTATGAAATTAAAAGGATTGTTAGCCTCACTAGCCCCGACTGTCGGCAAAGCCATCGGAGGGCCAATGGGCGGAATGGCTGTAAAGCTAGTTGCTGACAAGTTAGGAGTAAGCAATACCACCGATCCTGCCAAGCTGGAAAAATATATTGAGGAGAACCCCACCTCTATAGAGCTATTGCAGCAAGCAGAAACTGAATTCAAAAAGACGTTGGACGAACGCAAGATTGATCTCGAAAATTTCAAGGTTGAAGTGCAGGATCGGCAGTCAGCCAGAGAGATATTCGGTGAAGACCCTACCCCTAAGATATTTGCGATTATCAGCTTGCTTGGTTTCTTGTTTTACATATTTCTAGTGACTTTCCGCGCTGAAGCGGTAGACGATGCTCTAGCCAACATTATCTTAGGATATCTAGGAGGGCTGATATCTGGTATTTCAGCGTTTTTCTTCGGCTCTAGCAATAACAGGGGTAACTAATGGACAAGCTGCTGGCTATGCTGAAACGACATGAAGGCGTGGAAACTCATGCCTATGAATGCTCAGAGGGTAAAGTTACCGTGGGCGTTGGCCGCAACATAGACAAGGAGGGCGGGATAGGCTTGTCAGATGACGAGGTGGACTACCTTCTGCAAAATGATGTAGAGCGAGTCATAAAGGAACTAGCGGCAGAGTATCCTTGGTTCAACGATCTTGATGACGTTCGCAGGGATGCAATGGTAGATATATCTTTTAATCTGGGAGCAACGCGCTTGCGCCTGTTCAAACGTGCTTTGGCTGCTATGGAAGAAGGTGAATACAAGGTAGCAGCTACTGAGTTCCTCGATTCTAAGTGGGCTAAACAAGTTGGTAGTCGCGCTCTTGAGCTGACAGATATGATATCAAGCGGCGAGTACGCTGATGTATGAATACCGTTGTGAGATTATTAGAGTCGTTGATGGAGACACAATAGATGTTGCTGTTGACCTTGGGTTTAATACTTGGATTCGCGGTAGTGGTGGGCGTATTCGTTTACACGGAATTGACACACCTGAGTCGCGTACCCGAGACAAGATTGAGAAGAGATACGGCCTTGCCGCCAAAGCATTCGTTGAGCAGTTCTTCGAGGGCGCAGAGGAGATAATTGTCTGCACACGTGAGAAAGGCAAATACGGGAGATATTTGGGGGATTTCAAGGTAGGAAAAAAATGGCTTTGCGCTGAACTTTTGAAGAATCATCATGCGGTAAAGTATGAAGGGCAAAGCAAGGCTAGAATAAAAGCCGCACACATGAAGAACAGATATCTTTTGGATTTGCAATGCTAGTCAAATACGAGTTTAAGCCCGGAATAAACCGAGAAGGTACGCAGTTTACTGCGGGAACCGGATGGTACGATGCCGATAAGATTAGATTCAGAAAGGGCAGAGCCGAACAGATAGGCGGATGGCAGAAATATTCTAACAATACTTTTCTGGGAATCTGTAGGTCGCTTCACGATTGGGTTGCTGCGGCGTCCACACAGTATCTGGGTATCGGTACTAACCTGAAGTTTTATATCAATCAGGGAGATGCCTACTATGACGTTACCCCTATCCGAGAGACTACGGCAGCAGGGGACGTTACTTTTGCAGCGAGCAACGGCTCCTCTACTATTACCGTTTCAGATACTAATCATGGCGCTGTGGATAATGACTTTGTTACTTTCAGTGGTGCTGTGTCTCTTGGCGGCAATATCACTGCGGCTGTTCTCAACCAAGAGTATGAAATCGCAAGTATCATAGACAACAATTCGTACACTGTCTCGGCAAAAGATACATCTGGCAACGCAGTTACTGCTAACTCGTCAGACACAGGCAATGGCGGCAGTTCCGTCGTTGGCGCATATCAGATTAACACTGGACTCAATACCTATGTCGCCTCTTCTGGGTTTGGTGCAGGAACATGGGGCGCTGGCGGTTGGGGTGGTTCCACTGCCATCACGGCGGGTAATCAGCTAAGGCTGTACTCTCAAGACACATTTGGTGATGACCTGATCTTTAATGTCAGGGGTGGCGGCATATATTATTGGGATGAGACGAATGGCACAGGAACTCGTGGAGTTGCTCTGTCTGACAAGGCAGGAGCAGTGGGTGCGCCTGTACTGTCTCTCCAAACGATGGTCTCAGAAACTGACCGACACACGATATGTTTTGGGTGCAACCCCTTAGGTAGCACTACTCTTGACCCGTTATTAGTAAGGTTCAGTGATCAGGAGAACCCATTCGACTGGACACCAACCTCAACGAATACTGCTGGCGGTGTTACGTTAACAGCCGGATCGTTCATTGTGGGTGCGATCAAAACACGGCAAGAAATATTAATATTCACCGACAGCAGTATCCACACAATGCGTTTCTCAGGCAGTCCGTTTACCTTTCAGTTTGAGGTAGTAAACGAGGGTCTGTCGATGATCTCGCCAAATGCTGCCACAAATGCTGGTGACATGGTGTTTTTCATGGATCGCGGTGGATTCTATTTCTACAACGGCTCTATCCAGCGGCTGACCTGTACCGTGCTGGACTATGTGTTCAGTAACCTAAACACGGCAGAAGAATACAAGGTCTTTGCTACAACTAGCGTGGATTTCTCAGAGGTGTACTGGTACTACCCCGTGGGGACTGGCAACACAGAGGCCACCAACTATGTATCCTACAACTATATGGAGGATTCATGGGCAATCGGAACTCTGACCAGAGGTGCGTTCATACCCGCAAATACCAGAAATTTCCCTATCGCCAGCTCAGCGTTCAATTACACAGATAATCAATATCTTTACAACCACGAGAGCGGTTTTGATGCAGATGGTTCTGCCATGAACGCTTACATAGAATCTGGTGGCGTAGAAATGGGGGACGGTGAGCAGTTCATGTTTATCAACCGCATGATCCCAGACTTTGAGTTCAGAGGCACTACAGCGAGTGCTTCCGTGGATATAACGCTCAAGGGAAAGGACTTCCCGCTAAACGACACGACCACGCTGGCTACAGCAAATGTCACCGAAAATACCGGACAGTCGTTTGTCAGGGCCAGAACCCGTGAGTCTGTTATCCGAATACAAGGCACAGGCACAGGATATGGCTGGACTCTGGGTACTTTAAGATTTGACGTAAGACCTGACGGGAGAAGGTAATGGCTCAGAAAATTAACCTAGTGGTGTTGCCCACGGCAAACCCTGAGTATGACTTCCAGAACGAGCTTACTATGAGAAGGGCCATAGAGCGGTCTTTTAACGATGTCAGCGACGATTTCAGGACGATTACCACCAAAACCGATAAGGAAGAGTCCCTTGCTCTAAAACGCTACCAGTTCCTTCTAATGGGGGCTGCGGGTAATGGCTGATGCAATCAAGGTACTGGGTCAGGTAGCGCCAAGCGCGACTACCACTACAGTCCTGTACACAGTCCCTAACCTAGCGCAGACCACGGTCAGCTCTCTGGTTATCTGCAACCGTAACTCTGGAAATCAGACGTTCAGAGTCAGCATACACGTTGCTGGCGCTGGAGCAGATAACAAGCAATTTATATTTTTCGACAAAGAGATTACAGCTAACAACACACTTACTGTTGTTATAGGAATAACACTTAATCAGGCAGACGTAGTTAAAGTATACTCTAGTACGAGTGACATGAGCTTTAACATATTTGGCGTAGAGACCACATAATATGAATATTGCCCCCAAACCACCCCTAGCCCGTCAGGGTCAGAAACTAGCCAGCCACGGTAGATATGGAGACACAGAGCTTGTCCACATGAACCCGTATGAGGTGCAGGGGCTTGCGGCCATGTCACCCACTGGACAGCTCACAAAGAACCCTGTGACAGGTCAGCCAGAAGCCTTTTTGCCGTTTCTCGCCCCTCTAGCTACGGGGTTTCTCGGTAAAGCGCTGGGGACTAAGATGTTGGGAGGTGCATTAGCCAAAACCTTCGGCACGAAACTTGGCGCGACTTTGGCTGGAAGCATAGGAGCTGGGGCTGCTGAAGGGCTGCGAACAGGGAGTTTTGAAAAAGGTATTCTTACAGGTCTGACGGCTGCTACGTTTGGCTCTATTGGGCAGAAGGGCATAGATGCGGCTAATCTACCTAAAGAGGCTGCTGCACTCTCTTCTGCTCAGGATGCAGCCTCTAAATCAGCGCAAGATTTACTCAAGTCAGGGCAATCAGTTCCAGACTTAGGCAGCGCTATGTTAGGTTCAACCAGTATTCCTAAATCAGGGTTTCCAACTCTTACACCAGCGATGGAACAGGCTGGCGCTCTTACGAATCCTATCAATGCTTTCAGCCCAAATTTCAGCCCAGAACAAGCAGACTTCTTGTCTAAAGCAAATGAGGCCCAAAGAGCTGCGCAAGCAGTCAACACGGCAAGGCAAAGTTTGTCTTTTACGGACAAGCTTGGCTCTTTCGTTGATCCCGCAGGGTTGGGCGCAATGGGCAGAGCGGCTCTTGAGCCGCAGAATTTGCTGGGTCTTGGGGTTGGACTGGGCGGCAGAGCGCAACTTGAGGCACAAGAAGATATGCAGAGACGGGCAGATGAAGCTGCCGCCGCTGATTCAAGATATGCTCAAGGCTTCAGGGATGTGCTTACAGACTCTCTTGGCATGGCTCGCGGTAGCAACCCGAATCCGTATGCAAGTCAGTATATTGGCTATGCCAATGGTGGCGTTGTCGGCATGGACACTGGTGGTGAGTTTGATAATTACGACGATAATGTAAGCGCTGTCGATATAGCCGGACTGCAAGGGCCGTTTGTTACTGGCAGGCGTCAGGATGATGGCACTCTTGGGCCTAATCTGACCTATGAGCAAGTTATAGCCGCCAGTCCCAGAAGGCAGGAAGAGGGACGGTATTTTGTCACTCCTCGTCCGGGCAGTGCCGCCGAAAGACAGGCATTCCTGAAGGGTGGATTTAAGCAAGACCCGCCAACAGATTATCGCCACGGATTTGAGAAAGAGTTCGAGTTCTTTGACTTTATAGGTGACCGTGATCTTGACAGAACATTAGACCTGTTTGGTGCTGGCCCAAGTGATTATCTGGCTGGTTTGTTGGCTGCGACACCGGAGCGGCTGGAAGAGCTTGGAACGCCAACTGCTGAAGGCACATTGCCACTAGCCGAATACACCACTACCAGAGGTCAGCAGTTCAGCGGTGTTGATAACTTCAGCGATATGGGTGTTCCAACATTTGATCCGATTGTTAATGTTGACCCTGCTCCTGACCCTACTCCTGATCCTACTCCTGACCCCGTTCTTGTCGATCCTGAGCCTGAGCCTGAGCAACCACCGCCTGATCCTACATATATGGACGCAATTCGTGGCTTGGGTATTGACCTAGATCAAGATTATGTCAGGCAAGAAGGCAGACAGGTTTTCGATGTGCTTGAGGAGTTTGGCGTATCGGGCGATGAAGTAGTTGAAGACCTAGCAGATTACTTTGGCGTGACAGAGGATTATGTCGAAGACAACATCGACGTGATCGCCCAGAACAGAGCCACCAAAGAAATCCTAGACAAGGCCATTGAGGGCGGTATTGAGCAGGTAGACCCCGGAGAGACAGCCGCTGACGCATATACTGAGGGCGAAAAAGATGCGGTCTTTGGTCTGCTGCAAGATGGAACTTTAAGCATCCCTGCGGCAGCAGAGTACTTTCAGTTACCAGTAGAAGAGATACAGGCCGCATACGACTCCATGCTCGCTAGTAGAGAGGCTGATCAGAGCGTCCTCGATGCAGTCACAACTCAGCCTGCACAGAGTGCGACTGAGCAGTTGAGCGCAACTCTGGATGATTTTGTTGACGCAGATTTAGCTGCGGCTCTTGCTACTGGGGAGATAGACGAAAGTGAGAGGCAGAGATTTGCTAAAGGTGGCGAGACGAAGGATAAGAAGACAAGGTTCATGACAAGCATGGGCATGGTAGAGTTTGCTAACGGCGGCATGGCGGATGCGCTTCCTGTTGGCATGTCAGAGGAAGTGGTTGAACAGATACCTGACCCTGCGCAGTTAGGCAGTATGGTGGGCGCGGAAGAGGCCATGTTCGGAGATGGCATGGGAGGCATGGACTACGACAACCTAGTAGCTGCAACTATCGAGGCAGTTCGCGGTAATGTTGAAAATGCTGATGAAGTCATAGAAATGTTCATTGCTGAATACGGTGTGGACGAGTTTAGAAAACTACGAGAGGCCGTATTACAGTCGATTGTGCCGGATGCTCGAACAGAGGGCATGATACAGGGTAGTACCGGAGGCATGGACGATGAGGTCATGGGCATGATCGGAGAAGATCAGGGCGTGGCTGTGTCCCCCGGAGAATATATAGTCGCTGCTGATGTGGTGTCAGGACTAGGAGACGGTAACTCTGATGCTGGCGCAGATGTCCTCGACCAGATGATGGAGGACGTGAGAGCAGCAAGGACTGGAGGTCGTCAGCCTGCTCCTATTAACAAGTCAGCGGTAATGCCAGCATGACAGCTCTGAGAATCACCTACGTTGAGCCAAACTATGTTCAAAAGGTTTGGCCTGCGGTTAAAGAATATATTGCCAGTGCGTTGAACAAGGGCAGCGAGAACAAGCAAACGTCAAATGACTACAATGTTGACCATGTTCAGTCATATCTTACCAGTGGCGAATGGCTGCTCGTTGTGGCCGCAGATGAGGACGAGAACATTCACGGCTGTGCGACTGTATCGTTTATAAATTATCCGATGACACGCATAGCGTTTGTTACCTCTACAGCGGGGCGCTGGATAACCCGTGCTACAGAGTTTGCTCAGTTTAAGACATTACTACAGGCTCACGGCGCAACTAAGATACAGGCGTTGGGCAGAGATTCTATCGTTCGGTTATGCAGGCAACATGAGTTTGCACCTGTAAGTACACTATTTGAGGTGGATATATGAGTTTTGGAGGCAGCAGCCAACCTACATCGACGGTCACTCAGGTAGAAAAATTACCTCCTGAGCTTGTGCCGTTCTACCAAGACCTATTGGGACGTGGTGTATTTGAGTCTTTGACAGGGTACGAGACTTACCCCTTCAGACGGCTTGCCGATTTCGATCCTTACGAGGCAGGAGCGCAAGAGGCGTATGCTGAGATGGCATTGGCAGGTACGCCAGAGAGTGTGAGAGACGCTCAAGCAGGTCTTCAGGAGATAGCTATGGGTAGTCCTTATGCAAGGTCTATTCAGGCTGATCCTGCTGTCCAGAGGCTTGCTGAAACTATAACTGGAGCATCCGAAGCGCAGTCTCAGAGACTGATTGACACCCTTCCGCAGCAAGCTCGCCGTCAGCCTTTTTCTAGTCTTGAAGAGCAACAAGCAGACCCAAGGGTTCAGGAAATTAATAGAATACAGGGTGAGCTTGGAGAAATGGATCAGCGCTCCCCAGAAGGACAGGCTCTAGTAGGGCAAATTCAATCTCTACAAGATGACATATTTTCTGAGACTGCCCCTGCGCCGCGTACCCGTCTTGAAGAGTACATGAACCCATTTCAACAGGCGTTTATAGACAGACAAAAGCGTCTTGCTAGAGAGGAGTCTGACAGGCAGCAGAAAGAGATAGCTCAAGCAGCGGCTGTTGCAGGCGGTCTGGGCGGATATCGTGAAGGGATTATGCAGTCTGAGCGTCAGCGTAATCTTAGCAATCAGTTGCAAGACATACAGGCCGCTGGTGATTTAGAAAATTTCAGGCAGGCACAACAAGCCTTTGAGGCTGACAGGCTTGCCAGACAGCGTGGTGCAGACATTGGCTTGGCTGGCTTTGCTGCGTTAGGTCAGGATGTGGATCGCAGGGGCAGGGCTGCTGAGTCTATGGCTGCATTAGCGGGACAACGGCAGGCAATGGAGTTTGATCGTCTTGGTCAGCTAGAGTCTGCTGGGGCAAGACGTAGACAGCTTGCGCAACAGGGCTTAGATATCGGATATCAGGACTTCCTGAGACAGCAGGCGTTCCCCAGAGAGCAGCTCAATCTTTACTCTGGCTTGTTAAGAGGAGTGCCAGTGGGGCCGGGAACTTATCAGGCCACATACGGCAATCAACCCTCTGCATTTCAACAGTTAGTAGGCACGGGTCTTGGCGCTGCTGCGCTATACGGCGGCACGAGAGGCTACGGCAATACAGGTCTTAGGGGCGCATAATGGCACTAGGAAAGAACATATTAGAGCAGGAAGATGACCTCAAAGGGATGCCTGATTCGTTTCTCCAAATGGAGATGCAGATGCCATCTGGTAGATATCCAGAGTTTTTGGTCATGTCAGAGGTGCAAAGACGCGGTGACATGCGACAGCGTTTCATGGCTCAGCAGCAAGAGGGGGCTCAGCCCTCTGTAAAAGACCAAATGATTGCAAGTTTGAGCGCTGCTTCACAGGTTCCCCCGATCCCTATGGCTTCTGGCGGCAAGGCTGAAAGCGACTTCCCTGACTACAGCGGTGACGGCAAGATTACCAAGAAAGACATTCTCATAGGTCGTGGCGTTATTCCTATGGATAACGGAGGAGGACTAAGCGATGCGATGGGAAGAAGTCGTTCTAACAGTCCTTCTCGTATGTCCGAAACTTTTACTGGGCCAACTGATTTCCTTGTTCAGGCCGCTACTAGCTACTTGATAAGTCAGGGGCTTGATCCCACCACCTACACTGTTCAAGAGCTTGTCGAAATCGGCAGGCAGAGAGCGCAAGACCGGAGGTCTTTTTTGCCTGCCAGCGTGGCTGACGAGCAGATGTCCACGTTGGGTGAGGTGCTGGAAGGCAGTAAAAATCTATTGGCCTCCGCTGTGCCAGATATGCCAGAGATGAACCTTGGTGCGTCCAGCGCTGACAGGCAGAGGAGGGCCGGAGAGCTTGCCGATGACTTGTCAAGACGAGCAGATGCTGTCAGGGACTCGTTCACCGTTGATGTCTCCGATTTTAATATTGGTAGATCGCCTAGAGGTGAGGGCATTGAGAGCGCAGTGAGTTCTGTAGCAGATGCTGGAGACTTTATGCTAGATCAGTTGTTGCCAGAGCGAACTGCTGTTGGAAGCTCTGGTCAGATGCGAGCAGACAGGAGTAGAGCAGATGACGAACGCTCTTCTCTTGCAGATATGCTAGGTAATATAGGCAATATATTTGATCCTCTTTCAATCGAAGATGTCAGGGCGCGAAACGAAGAGTTTAATGTAAAGGCCAGAGAGGCTAACGAAGCGACTCTGGAAAGAAGACGAGAGCGAGCAGAAGCCGCTCGCAATCGTAGACAGGAAACTGAAGAAACCAGTGAATTTGACACAGGGGATTTGACAGGCGAAGAATTGGCTGCGCAGCTAATAGGAATACAATCCGCAGGCGAAGTAGCTAATGAAGGTGCGGCAACACCGACTGATGCTGTTGAGACTGTGCAATCCATAGCTCAGGCGTTAAGGGGTGGAGTCGATAAAGATTTTCGATTCTATGATGTAGATTTGCCTAATACTAACGCAGGACGATCTGATGCTGGCAGAGCAGATGACCCGCTGGGCGATATAGCAGGTCGTAGCGAATCTCTTGCCAAAACCAGAGCCGAAGAAATATCAGAGCTAATCGAGGCCAACAGGGCGCAAGTTAGAAATAACGCACTGTACGCAGCTCTTGCTCAGATTGGAGCAGGCATAGCTTCTGGCGCAACAGACTTGGGCATTGGGAAGGGTGCTGAGGCGGCAGGCAAAGTCATGGCAGCGGGAGACAGTAGAGAAGACCTGCTGCGTACTCAACAGATGGCTGCTGAAGACAAAGACCTTGAAAGGCAGATTGACTTCATTAAGACGAGAGCTAATATCGATCTGAATGAAAGAAAGTTGATTGCGGAAATACAAGCCAATCAAGACTTGCAGTCAAGAAATCAGACAACTAGGCAGTCTGCTGTTAACAATGTCGTTAGCAATATTTTCGATCCAAAGGATTATGCTACAGAAGCAGAAAGGGCGGCGGCTTACGCTAGTCTTTATAATTCGCTGGCTGCTGCTTACGATGTCCCAAGGATGAGTTTGGAAAACGCTCAGGCAGGCACTACAAAAACCCCACAAAGAAGCATAGGGGCGTTCGACTTATAGTATGTCTTTTGATTACGCTGGAGCAATTCAAGAGGGTTATACGGATGAGGATATTGCCAATCATCTCCTAAAACGTCACGACTTTGATGTAAGCGGGGCTTTGCAGGAGGGTTACTCTTATAGAGATATAGCTCAACACCTTGCTGCAAAAGATGAGTCAGACTCTGGGTTTTTCCGTGAGGCTTTGGACGTTCCTGTGCTGGCTGCGCAAGGTGCAACCCAGCTAGTTCGCATGGGTACTCAGGCTTTTGGTGCTGACAACCCATTAGCAGAAGGTCTGATGGGTGTAGAGGACTTTCTTGGGTCTTTGATATCCGCTGGCTCCCGACAGCAGCAGGAAGAGATAGCCCAGATATTCGAGGAAGCCGAAGGACAGGGTGTGGGTGAGCAGGTCAAGGCTGGACTCAGAGCTTTGACCGTAGCTCCCGTTGACACCATCGCGCAGTTTGGCGGCACAGCCGTCCCCTTTATTGCTGCCAGTGTGCTGACAGGCGGTGCAGCAACCCCCGCTTTGGCGCTCGGTGCTACCACTGGTGCTGGACTGGTCAAAGGCACAATATTTGATGCCGTTGAGCGGGAATACATCGCTGCTGGGGTAGACCCAGAACAAGCCCGTGAGATAGCGGAGCAGGCCCAAGCTTATACCGGAGACAACGTAGATCAGATTGCCTTGGGCGGTGTGCTTGGTGCTGCTGCTGGGCGGCTAGGTATAGAAAAAGGAATTACCAACCTAATCACCCGCAAGGTTGGAGAAGAAGCAGCTCTACCTGTTGGTATCAAGACGATTGTTGGTGGAGCAGTAGCAGAGTCCGTTCCTGAAGCAATACAGGCTGGTCAGGAGAAATTTGCCGACAATATTGCTAGGCAGAGAGAGGGCTTTGATGTTGATCTGATGGAAGGCGTTGTGGGTCAGAGCGTTTTTGAGGGTGGCGCAGGTCTTGTTCTTGGCGGTGGCGTAGGCGTTACCACCAGTCGAAGAAATAGGCTGAATAATGAAAGACAGGCAGAGATACTACGCAAGAAGCAAGAGGAAGAAGAGGCTTTAGCGAGACAGGCTGAAGAAGCTGCTGAGGAGGCTCAGCAAAACGAGGAAGCAGCCCTGCAAAGTGCGTTGGGCGAAGTGCTTGCTCCTGACTTAGACACCACTGATCTTCCTGATGACTTCTCAGCAACATTAGCTGAGGAGGCCCAGCAGCCAGCTCGTGAGCTGGATGTGCGAGACATACAGTCTGAAGCCAATACAATTATTCGTCGGACAAATCCAGACGAAGAGCTTACGTTTGTGTCAGAACCCACTGCTGATGGCAGGGGCTTTCAGATAATTGGCAGCGACCAGAAAGCCTACGGCGCACCGATCACTGAGGCAGAGACTGCACGACAGTTGGCGTTCAGGCTGAATCAAACCAAGAAAGACCAGAGAGCTGTGCGGGACGCTAATAACAGCGTGAACGATAGCGGCCTATCCAAAGAAAGTCCCTCCACTTTGCGAAACTTCCTGTCTATAGGGAATCGCGTCCTCAATCCCCGATTCAATGAGGTCACCGCTGCGGAAATAAATTACGCTGCTGACGCTAATACTGACGAGTCAATACTAACAGACCGTCGCCGGAGGGCTATCGAGAAACTGCCGCTAGATCAGGCTGAGTATTACCTGACAAAAAGTGCGCCAGCAAACAGAGCCAAAAGCAACGCAGAGAAGATGCGTCTGTTGACCCCCACGCAGAGAGAGAACATTAAGCGTAGAGATAAGGGTCTCCCTGAGAAAAGCACATTCACGATGGCAGAGGCCAGACGCATACTAGGCAAGGACTTTGGCAATCTAGCCAATCCTCAGCCTGATATCGCCCCAGATGTGGAGTATCTCGCGTCTATATCCAGCACCTCTATACCTATATCAAGGCGTGAACAAGGGTCTCCAAAGAAGGCAAAAACCCTTCTTAAACAGGGTGTATACAAGTTTGCAGAGGGAGCGCCTAAACAGGTGTCTCTCGAAAAGCTCAACGAATTGCTTGAGCAGAAGAACATAATATCCTCGATCCGCTCTAAAGAATTACAGCCGCTGATTAAAGCTTTCACGGGAGCAGGAAGTTACCGCACCATGACAGGCGGTGACAGGCGAGTGCTGTATCAAAAGATTAATCAGTTTTCTGACTTTACAGAGCCTACAAAGCTGCCGTTGTA